GAATACCTTTGCCCAAGGTCCATGCCGCTAAATACCGTATGAGACCCATTTGTCAGGCATGCCATCAACGCCCTTGTGCTGTAAACTACAAACGTGACGACGTCACACACTATCGATCGCGGTGTGAAACTTGTGCTAGAAAAGGACGTGGCCTTAAACCTAGAGAGCCGCGTTGGAAGTCAGCAGGTTATAAGAAAAAGATGAGTTGTGATCGTTGTGGATTTAAAGCCAAGTATGCGGCACAAATCTTTGTGTATCACATAGATGGCAACTTGAACAATGCCACACTGAAAAACCTCAAGTCAGTTTGTAGAAACTGCGAAGTAGAACTGTCTAAGAGCGATCTTCCGTGGCGCCAGGGCGATCTTGAACCAGACTCTTGACCTGCTGATATAGGTCATCTAAGGTACCATTGTTGTCTAGCACAGCATCAAATTCAGTTCCCACCCAGGCAGTTTCTGACGCATGAATTGCTAGTTTTTCTAACTTACGTTGACTCAGTGCCCAAGTTGAATTGCCGTTGGCACCGCGATTAACGCTTACAGCTGAACTATACCAGGCAGGTTCGGCACCACGCACCACACGTATCACACGCCCGCCGGTGTTTTTAATAGCTAGAATTTCATTAGGAAAACGACAGTCTGAAATTACCACATCATCTTGGCTGTGACGCAGTTTGTTTTCTAGGCTGGCAATCCAGATGTCATCATGGAATCCTGCCCTACACACTTCTGTGCCCCAGTATTGCAAGATCCAACGTGGTGTCAGTGTAGGCATGCCCAGGCGTTCTGCCCACCATGGATCCACACGCTCACGCCATTCTCTAGCTTGTTTTGTACGTCCTTCCAGCATGGTTCTGTCCCATCCAAACACTTGTGCCACAGCATCTTTCAGTGTTGAAGCAAAACTTTCTCTGCGAAAGTGATGTAAATTTACCAGATAGTCAGCAATGGTGTCCTTGCCAGACCCAATGAATCCACAGATGCCAATGATCATTTTAACTCCTGAACGTTGAGATATTTAAGTGTGTTTTGTAGCATGCCAATTTGTCTGCGACAGTCTTCTAGTGCATGGTGTGTGGTAGGAGGCATGGGTTGCTCGGGCCATAATGAAAACACTGTGCGGCTGTCACGCACCATGTAGTACTGCCAGGGCAAGGGTTTGTTGTAACTTTTGTAGGCATGCTCCAGGATGTTCATGTCGTATGTAGGACCTTGCGCCCACACACGCTTGGCATGCCAAATCAGTCGGCCCAAGCCATCCAAGGCTTCGTCTAGAGGTATGCGGTTTTCTTCAGCAAACGCTTCGTCGCGCACCACAGCAGGTTGTGTGGCCCACCATTCTATGGTGCCTTGCTGTATGCTACGAGTTTCTTGGCTTTCCAGTGTGATCCTGGCATAGAAAGATTGCTCGTAGTGGCCAGCACCAAACGGATCAAATGCCTGAGCAGCAATGGTAAGAATAGTAGTGTCGGGGCCTGTTCCCAAGCCCTCAAGATCAATCATCAGGTCCATTTGATGATTATAACAGATTTATGACAGTGTGTCTACTGTGTATTAGCCAATTACCCAGGTCAGGGGTTGTGAACCGTCTACATACATCTTAAGTTGCTCAAGCAATCCATCCATTTGGGTTTGAGCTTCAGATTTCATGGCAGCGCCATTTAGAGTACCACCGCCTTGTGGTCCGGCAATAGTGCCAAACTTTTCACGTGCTTCTCCAATGATCATCTTGCAGTTGGCCACCATGTAGTCTTTTATCCATTGTTGAATTTGGAAGTCGCTGAGCAGATTAATTTCAGGTTTTAAATTATAAGTCCAAATCAACACAGCTTCACCGGTGTTTTTAGGATCACGCATGAGTTGTAATTTTTTAGTAACCTGATTGAATGTGTAATTGAAAAAGCCGCCAAACATCTTAGCTGCCAACTCAACATATTGACTGTAGAAATCATAGGTAGCAAGGCCTCCAGCCACATTGAAGTTCATCAAGTACACATTCATCGATGCCTGTGCAAACGGATCAAAGTTACTGGCAAAGGGGCCAACAGAATCTCCAAAAGTTCTACGAAAACACTGACGTACACTTACCACTTCCTGAGGCAGTGTGTAGATGTTTTCGTCTTTGACCAAGGTAAAAAAACTGTAACTTTCTTCGTAGGCATTGTTGGCTCGCTGTCGGTAAGTGCCAATTGTTTTGGCATACGCGGCTTCGTAGTGTGCTGGATCCAATTCCAAATCAATGATTTGGCTGCCCAGCTGAAGCTGTACATACTCAATGAGATTTTGTTTGAGCTGAGAAAGTGTGTCTTGCTGTTCTGCCATAGGGACTCCGTTGCTATATTTATAGTTTAATGCTGCCTTTACGCACAGGCGCTATCACTACATTTTTTTTATGTGTAGGACAAAACTTACACTGAGCAATAGGGTTGTTTAGGCTTTCTAAAAACTCATCTTTATATTCAGCAAAGTTATCCACTGTAAGCGGCTTGTAGGAGTTTAGTAGCTCTCGGTCGCTATCAGAAATATCAAATTTGTGTTGAAGGTCAAACTGAGGCAAGAGTGCCGCAGGGCCGCATTTGTACAGTTTGCCCTGTATAAAATGATAGCTTTTGAAGCGCACATAATTGCATGCACCATGTGCGATTGCAGAGTCATTGTTGAACAATACATAACGCCCTGCTTGGTTAACTTGCACTGTGGATGTATCAAAGCTGTTTTGAAAGTATACATTTATATACACTCCGTTGATATCTGAGTATTGATAATCAGTTTTCCACAATTCAGGCCTGTGTGTATTTTGCTTTACTGGACCTTGTAGGAATTGGTGTATGTCTGCTTGCAGTTGTTCTAGGTCTGCCATGTTGTGCAAACTTACAGCAAGGCTATTCTTGATACCATTCCGGGGAGTAGCATGTGCTATCGCATCATACAGACCCTTAACTTGATTTAGCCTAGTGCCATTGGTTAACACCTGCACTTCAATACCAAACGCATCATTCAGCCCGTGGATCCATTCTACAATAGTGGGATTGAGCAAAGGCTCACCACCCATGATAGTGATGGCCTTTAGATCAATAAGCTCTGCCCACTGCCGGTATTGCTCAGCATGGTCGCTCCACTTTTGCCAGCCCTTGAAATCAAAATTATTAAATCTATTGCACTGATCACAAGTTAGATTACAAACGTTAGTGACGTAAACTTCAATTTTGTTAAAAACGGTTCGGGCATTGTTAGGCGTCATTGTTCCTATTTACCAGCTCTTCAGTATGATCAAGTTCTCTGTGCCACGGGCATTCCATGCAGTTTCTGTGGCTTTGATATCCTTGAACGCTTTACGAGCGGCTGGCTTGCCAGCACCTGTAATACCCTTCAGCTGTTCTGCTGGTTTGCGCAGAGTTTTTTGCATGGTGTCCACAGTTGAGAATCCAATGATTGAGTTGTTCTTCACAGTGAATGCCTGTGTGTGGCTGTCTGCCACAAGGTGGATGAGCTTGCGTTTTTTGCTGTCATACAACCAGGCTTCTGTTTTGTCCACCAGGCTCGCGGCTGGTAAACTCTTGAGTTTGAGTTCGGCAAACTCTGCCAGAATCTTGAACTTGGCCGCACGTTTCTCTGGTGGCACTGCCTTTACTTTGCGTGGCTTGCGTTCCACTTTCTTTATCTGCACATAAGCACCGCAGTCGTTGACCACAGCTTCGCAAAACTTGATCACATTGCGCAGTTGAATTTTACTAAGATGGCTGTAGCCTTCCACCAGTTGGGGATCTTTGCCTTCTGCCACATGCTCAAATTCTGTGAGTTTGCGTTTCCAATTGTCTGTAATTTGACTGATCATTTGTGGTGCAATATTTAGACCACGCATGATTGTGACAGGTTTAAAATCTGCTGTCATTTTAGCGCCGCTCAGCAAGAACTCATCAAACAACCCTTCCAATTCGCCATTGCACTCTGCTGTTTTTTCGCGCAGTCGGTCTTGAATGGTAATTCTTGGTGTGGCATCTTCCACTACTGCTTCGGGCGCAACTTCGTTCTGCTTGCTGTGCAGTATTTCTTTCAGTTGGTTTTGTAATTTGAGTTGTTCTGAATCTAACAGTTCCAATCCAACCATGCTCATGCGACACAACCAGCCCGTGGTCAAGCGAATAGCTGAATCTGGAATGCCTTTAAGCAGTCGCACATCTGCCTTACGGTCATGTGTTTCCAAATAGTTTACAATCATGTCCCGGGCATCTTTTTTGCCATAAAAATAATTGTACCAGGAGAATGCTTCACTCAGCTTGGTTTTTCTGTACTCAGTGGGCTGGATTTGCCAAGTTGGCTCTGTGCCCAGAATGTTGGTGTCGGCACTGCGAGGGTTTAGCAGTTTGATTTTGTATGTGGTGCTCATATGTGTCCTTACTTATTTTACAGGTAAATCTCGGCAGAGTTCAAACAATTGCGTGGCACGTTTGAGTTTGAAGTTTTTGTGGTTGTACATGTACTTTCTTTTGCGCTCTGCAATGTCCAAGGCCGCCATTAGACGCCATTTGGTGTCAAAGTCTGACTGCATCAAAATACGATTCATATCCACAATGTCCAGGCTGTACTCCACCCATTTTTCTGTGGCTTTTATTTTGTCATAGGGCACCACTGCTTTGGACTTGTTAGCAGTAGAGTACTTTGCAACAAAATTTGCTGCCTTTTGCATACAGGCTCCTGTAGTGAACAAGTGTGTATTGTAGCATGTTAGGCATTATTGGTCAATCGGGCAGAAAGTAGTACTAAAGTAAGATCTGATTCCCTGCGGAACGAAATCCAAAATGGGCGATTAGCACGGCCGTTGTTTTTGCCAAAATAAGCATGCCAGTCATTCGTGGGCATGTAGCCGCGGCCTCCCAGTTTGGCATCGCATATTTTTTCAAGAGACACGCCTTCTCCCATCCAACTATCACATCGCACAGCAATCACATGTTTGTGGTGCTTGAATTGACGGAATCTGCGGTTTAGTTTTACTACTTTCATGACCAAAGTATAACAGATCAGGATTTATTGGTCAACCTGCCCATAAATATATGTTATGCCACGTCTAAGTTTATACCGCCCAAATCGCACAAGAGACTACCAATTTTTTGACCGCACTATTAGTGAGATGTACACAGTAGGTGGCCTCGACATTTTCATCCACAAATATCTTGGCCCGCAAACTGGGGGTGAGGACTCTGCGCTTTCGGGCAATGCTGATGCCACTCAACCCACGTACGACACTCAAAGTCCACTAAACATCCAGGACTTGCTGTTGCTGGAAAATCGTGACAGAGTGTATGATCCAGACATCTACGTCATGCGTGGTGTGTATCGTGTACAGGATGTGGATTTTGATCTAACACAATTTGGATTGTTCTTGAACTCTGACACCTTATTTGTGACCTTTCACTACAACGACATGATAGATACGTTTGGTCGTAAGCTCATGAACGGTGATGTGATGGAAGTGCCAAACTTGAAAGATTACAACCCCCTAAACGCGGCCTTGCCCTTGGCCTTGCCTAGATACTATGTGATCCAGGATGCTAACTTTGCGTCAGAAGGCTTCTCTCAAACTTGGTTGCCGCACTTGTGGCGCATCAAGGCCACACCACTCACAAATGCACAAGAATACAACAGCATACTAGACAAGCCATTTGTGTCTGAATACATTTGGGATCCAGGTGATTACTATCCCAGCGGCAGCATTGTGAACTACGGTGATGTTTATTACCGAGCCACTAGAAATGTGCCTGCTGGCACAGAAATTACAGATACCACTTATTGGACTGAGTATACTCCGCCCACAATCTCTGACATGCAGAGCACCAGACCCAAAGATCAACAGATCAATGACGACATACTGGCTCAGGCCAATGTGGAAGTTCCACTCAGTGGTTATGACGTTGAAAAGTTTTATGTTGTGGCCACCCTTGAAGATGGACAACCTGCCAACCCAACCAGTTTGAGCACAATAGACGGCACCACAGTGGATGGCACACAAGGCGGCATGAACATCACTCCGCGAGCAGATGGCTACACTGTAGGCTATCTTACTGGCGATGGCTTTGCTCCTAACGGTTTGCCTGTTACTCCTGGTGTGAGTTTTCCGGCCAATGCTGTGAGCGGCGATTACTGTTTGAGATTAGATTACAAACCCAACAGACTGTTCCGCTACAACGGAAGAACATGGGTAAAAATAGAGGAACGAGTGAGAACACAATTAGATAATGGGCCAACCAATCAAACACAACGCTCAGGCTTTGTGAACAATACATACACTACCAATACCACGGACTTGGGTGCCATACCACAGCGTCAGAGCTTGAGTCAAGCTCTCAAACCCAAAGCAGACAATGGTGACCAAGGTGGTTTCTTGCCACCCAACCCACCACCCCCTTATTCAAGATAAACATGCAACAATTTTTCTACCATTTGTTATAAATAGATGTATGAACATTTATAAAATTACCAACACGTTGAATAACAAAATTTATATAGGTCAGACTGTGCAAAAAAATGCTAAAATGAGATGGTATCAACACTGTGCTGATGCAAATAAAGGCAAGGACAGCCACCTGTATCACAGCATGAGATTACATGGTATTGAAAACTTTGCTTGGGAAGTAATTGATAGTGCTACCACCATTGATGAACTGAATGTCAAAGAAGAACAATGGTTGAAGCACTATCAACAAACAGTTGAATGCTACAATATTAGAAATGCAGGCGGGAATAAACTTCATGCCAAAGAAAGCATTGAAAAAATGAAAGAGTCTCAAAGACAGGCTCATGCTCGCAGACGATCTGAAGGTACTGATACCTGGACTCGACGAGATGGTGGTGCCATGAAGGGAAAAGCCCATCCAAGAAAAGGAACAAAAGGACTTTGGCATTATAGCGAAGAGCAAAGGAAAGCACAAAGTGATCGAATGAATATCTTAAATGGCACCCGAGGAAAAACTTGGACACTCATCGACGGTAAAAGAGTTTACATGGAGAAAAAACAATGAGTGTTTCCCAATTTTTTTATGACGCTCAAATCCGCAGGTTCTTGCTGCAATTTACCAGAATCTTTTCAGGGTTCCAAATTGAGTACGGCAACGAAACTGACGGCGTGAACAAGGCCACCCTGTTGCGTGTGCCTGTGCGTTATGGCGACTCCAGCCGCAATGCACAAACTATCATTCAAGAAAACTCAGCCAGCGCATTGCCATCAACTCCGCTGATGACTTTCTACATCAACAATCTTGAGTACGATCGTCCAAGAATACAAGATCCCACATTTGTGGACAGATTCTCAGTACGCCAACGTACCTATGATACAGAAACAGAAACATATGACACCACACAAGGCAATGCATTTACCATTGAACGACTGATGCCTGTGCCGTACAAGCTGAGTGTTACACTGGATATCTGGACATCAAACACCAATCAGAAATTGCAACTACTTGAGCAAATTTTGACCCTGTTCAATCCTTCGCTAGAACTGCAAAGCACAGACAACTACATTGACTGGTCCAGTTTGAGTGTGATGTATTTAGATTCGTTGAGTTGGAGTTCAAGAACCATTCCAATGAACACAGAAAATCCCATTGACATTGCCAGCATCAAATTCTCCATGCCCATATGGATTTCATCTCCAGCCAAGATCAAGAAACTGGGTGTGGTGGAACGCATTATTGCCGGCATCTTTGACGCACAAGGAGATGCAGCCGATGCCATTACCAACAACGACCTGTTGCTGGGAACTCGTCCCATGTTCACACCTTGGGGTTACAAACTGGTTGTGATCAACAATCAAATTCAAGTGTTACCTGCTCGTACCATAGTGCCCAATGGCGCTTATGCTGACCTAGATCCCACTGCTATTGTGGCAGATTCGCCACTGCTGTGGCCTGCTGTGATTTCAGCATACGGCGTGTTGCGTCCAGGTATCAGTCAGATTAGATTGAATCGTCCTGTTGAATCGCCGCCAGATAGTGGTAGTCCACCTATCATTGGCACCATTGTGATCAACCCCGACGATGACAGACTGGTAATCTTCACTCCTGACACAGACACAGCACCACAAAATACCTTGAATCCAATTGACGCTATCATTGATCCGC